CATTGGGGCCGATGGCAAATTAACCAATGAGAAAAATGAATCCCATAGTTTGTCTGAACTTGAGCAAAAAATTAAAAGCAGCCACACTTCAGAAGCGCAAGGGGATACATTTAATAAAACGCTTGAGAGCGTAATGACTTCAGAACAATTAGCTGGATTAACTCCAAACCAACAATCTGCTTTGCGTCAAGCTTTAATTTACTCTAAAGAAATTGCTGATTCACAAGCAGAACGATTGGCTTCTGCAAAAGAATTAGGCGGTAGACCAGCTTTTACTGTATTGCCAAGCGCGTCTAACATTCTTGACAGGCGTGGTCAGGTCAATGCTCAAACTTATCAGCTTGATTACAACAACGACACAATGCAAGCATTTAATGACTTTAAGCAAAAAGTTTTGCCACAATACGAAAAAACTGGTTCTTATCCTTCGCCTAGAGAATTGCAAGCTAAATTTGTCACCACCCCTGAATACAAAGCAATTCAAGATAAGTATGCTAAGTTGATTCAAGTGTCGCATGACAGTCTTGCGTCTGTTGAAGCTAAGTTAGGTCCCGCAACACCAGCCGCTGGTTCTGCAATTCCCCCTACTTTGCCTAAAGGCATTCCATCTGGATCAGTAGATACGGGTAAATTTGGCGCAAATCGCAAACGAGTTTTCAAAGCCCCGGATGGGTCATTTCATACGGAGGACTAAATGGCTGAATATAAAGGTGAATTATTTGATGTTCCCCCCGCAGAAAAAGAAAATGCTTCAAGCAGTGGGTGGGAAACTAAACAAGAAAAAAATTCTGCTTGGAATACTGAACAGCCTCCAATGGGCGCGGCTATTGCAATGGACAGCAGCACAAGTGCTAGTCCCAGCTTTGGCAAAAAAGTAGATGAAGTTGTTAAAAAACGGGAAGAAAAGAAAAATCAAGAAGAGCAAGCGGCTCCTTTAATTCCTGAATTTGCACAGAATCCTCTTATGTTGGCTGGTGCTGGCGCTGCTGGTGGTGCTGCGGTGCTTGGCTGGAAAACTTTGCGCGACAAAATGAATAACAGCGCACCTGCTGCTGGAGTCGAACGCCGTGAACCTACCATGTTTGGCGCTCAACGACTTGATGAACCAACTTGGTCTGCATCTACTGCTCGAACCTCGCCTTTGAGCCAAGAAGAAATGATGAATCGGTTGCGAGGTTTAGCAGATGAAACTTCTGCTGTTAACGAACCTGCATTTGGGACTGCTGCCGCACCTAGTCGCAATCTGAGCTTGGAAGAAGCCCAAGCGCGCATGGCAGGGATAACACCTGCTGCTGCTCCTGCTGCTCCTGCTGCGCCTGTAGTAGCGCCTGTAGAGCCTGTAGCGGCTCCAGTAGCTTCTTTGGAGCCTGTGGCGACTCCACTAGCTTCTACTGCCGTTACGCCAGCCAGACCCGTAACACCTACGCCACCCGCAGCATTGGCATCTACCGTGGCTCCAGTTGCACCGCCTACCGGCAAACTAAAAACTGGTGCAGGATTACCGGCTTATGCAGGTGAAGGCAAGCAATATCAACGCATGCCGAAAGAATTTCCAAGCGTAAAAGAAGTTCCCGCAGGATATGCTTTTGTACCGGGAGTAGGGCCGGGCACAAATACCATTCGCAATTTGGAAACACCAGAAGGTTACAGAGCCGCAGTGCAATTGCATGGTGGCCCATTTGGTTCACACGATGAGGCTGTGGACTTTATGAACAAATACAATGCCGAACAACGCATGGGGCCTCCTGCTGATCGAACATTGCGGAAATCTCTTGGATTGCCTTTACAAGAAAATACCAAAGGCATTCCCATGAAGGTTGCCAAAGTAGGCGGCGTTGTGGGTGCAATCATGGCTATTCCTGATCTTGCAAATGCCGCACAAAATCGTGATGTAGGTCAAGCTGCTCAAGTGGGCGCTAGTTTTCTGCCTCCTGCAATTCAAGCATTGACATATGCCAAAGGCGCTGGCGAAGGCGAAGATACTGAACTTGCTCGTCAACGAAGAATGCAACAATATGCAACAAATGCTGGACGAGGCGTGGCTCAGGGTTATGATCCACGAAGACTAATTGGTGTGGCTCCCCCTGCGAGGTAATCATGGAATTTCAAGCAATGTTTAACTTTATCGGTGGCGCTATTCTTGTCGCCGTTGGATGGTGGTGTAAAGAAATTTGGGATTCAGTTAAGAAACTCAAAGATGACTTGAAAGCCATTGAAATTGATTTGCCTAAAAACTACGTCAGCAAGGCAGACATTGAAAACCGCTTTGACAAAATAGATGCCACATTGGAGCGTTTGTTTGATCGGATCAATGAAAAAGTAGACAAGTGAGTGCGCTGGCTTATTCCACTGTTGCTGTTGTCGCTGGTATACGGCGCAACAGTTAAACCTGAATGCAGCGTATCGGAATTCTTAAACATTGCGTACAGTACGCATGATCCCAAAGAACGCGCAAATAAAATTTGGGATTGGTTAGCAGAGTCAGGGCCAGTATGCACCAAGGAGCAACTAACGCTGATTTACTCCAACTTGGGCAACATACTTGGCAACTCTGACAGCATGAAGATTCGCTCAAGGGTTGAGCAGTTGTATGAAAGGGCAAAGAAATGAGTGATAAAGATAAATTGGTTTCTGTTGTGACTTACATGGTCACTTCCACTTTATGTATTGTCGTGTTGTCTCTTATTGGTGCGCTCATTCATGGTTTGTTTGTCAAAGAAGTAGACAACAAGGCCATCTTTGAAATTATTTCCCCCGCTTTCCAAACCATCATCGGTGGACTTATTGGTTGGCTTTCTGGCCTCAAAGTAGGCTCACACATAGAGAAAGACGAAAATGGCACTTGATCCTGTATCCGCATTGCTAGACATCGGTGGCAAAGTTATGGATCGGCTATGGCCTGATCCTGCTCAAGCTGCTGCTGCCAAACTAGAACTGTTCAAACTTCAACAATCTGGCGAACTGTCAATCATTGCTGGACAGTTGGACATCAACAAGGCAGAGGCTGCTAATCCATCAGTGTTTGTATCTGGTTGGAGACCCGGCATTGGTTGGGTATGCGGTATGGGCTTTGCCATTCAGTTTGTTGTTGGCCCATTGGCTGAGTGGGGTAGTGCTATGTATGGTCACCCTGTAAAGTTTCCTGCTATGGACATGGGTACGATGATGCCGCTTTTGTTGGGCATGTTGGGATTAGGCGGTATGCGTACTGCTGAAAAGATTAACGGCGTTGCTTCAAAATGAACTTCTTCATTCCCGTTCTATACATTTGTCTGAACGGGCATTGTGAGTTTCTGCAACAGCTTGCCATCTTTCCCGATGAGGAATCATGCAAGCAAGCAGTGCTTCAACAAGCAGAGCGGTATTCCAAAATTAATGGTGCTGACATCAACGTCACCTGCATTGTTGTTCCAGCAAAAGTCATGGATGACTCTAAAAATAGAAAGTCAGTATGAAAGCCAATTTTGACGCAGCCTTTGACAAAGTGATGCAGTCAGAAGGTGGCTATGTATGGGATAAAGATGACGCTGGAGGAGAGACTAACCTCGGAGTCACCATAGGCGCTTGGGGTGCTTATCTAGGCCGTGCTATCCAGCCCGGAGAAATGAAAGCCCTAACCAAAGAACAAGTCAAACCGTTTTACAAGCAGATGTATTGGGATAAAGTCAGAGGTGATGACTTACCCAAAGGCGTTGATTACGCAGTGTTTGACTTTGCTGTTAACGCTGGTGTTGGCAGGGCTACTAAGTTCCTGCAAAGGGCTGTAGGGGCTATTGATGACGGCGCAATTGGCCCCGGCACATTGGCAGCAGTTGCTAAGACATTTACCAAGACTCTATTGGCAAACTTCTCAAAACAAAAAGAAGATTTCTACAATGGGCTTGCAGAAAAAAATGCATCTCAGCAAAAGTTCCTGAAGGGCTGGTTAGCGCGTGTAGAGCATGTGAATAATGACGCAATAGATATGTGCTAGATTCCGCGCTACTTTGCGGAGGCCTTATGGTGGCAACAGTTTCTCGTAGTGAATTTTTAGAAATTTGGCATCATTTAGGATCGGCTGAAAAAGTTGCCGATTACTTAAAAATTGATAAGCGGGCTGTATACCGTAGGCGGCGCAGAATTGAAGCGGCTAGTAATCAACCTTTGGTTACCGTACATCCCAACACAAATCTGTACGCAGAATTACAGCCAACAAAAACATCACTCAATCGAATTGAACTTGGCGTACTTGACCAGACCATAATTGTTTTTTCTGACGCGCATTTTTGGCCCGATGAATACACAACCGCTTACAAAGGGCTTTTGTGGGCCATCAAAGAACTCAAGCCTCATGCCATCATTTGCAATGGTGATGCATTTGATGGAGCCTCTATTAGTCGGCATGATCCTTTAGGCTGGTCTAAAACACCTAGCGTGATAGAAGAACTAAAGGCGGTACAAGCCCACCTTGGAGAGATTGAAGAGACGGCAAAGGCAGCTAGACACAACTGCAAACTATTGTTTACATGGGGAAACCACGATACCCGTTTTGCCAACAAACTAGCAGTCCAAGCCCCGCAATACCGTGAGGTTCACGGGTTTAATCTAGAAGACCATTTACCAGCGTGGGAGTTTGCTTGGTCTGTATGGCCTACGCCTAATTGCATTATCAAACACCGCTACAAGTCTGGCATTCATGCCGCTCACAATAATACAGTGGGTGCTGGCATTAACATCGTAACGGGACATCTTCATGCCCTTAAAGTAACTCCATTTGCTGATTACAACGGTAATCGCTATGGCGTAGATACTGGCACTCTTGCCGAACCATATGGGCAACAATTTGATTACGGAGAAGGCAACCCATTAAACCACAGGTCTGGGTTTGCTGTGCTGACATTCAAGGGTGGTAAGCTTTTGTGGCCTGAGTTAGTTCACAAATGGAGCGACACTCAGGTTGAGTTTCGAGGACAAGTTATCAACCTTTAGGAGTTTCCCATGTTTAATTTTATGATGATTTTTGGTGAAGTAGACGTTTTTGAAGAAGATTTTCAAGACGATGAGTTTGATGCGTTTATGGATTGCTTTTCCGAAGACGAAGAGTATGAGTATGACGAGGACTATGAGTGCTATTGCTGGTATGACCAAGAATATGACGCTTGGTACTGGCTGAACGAAGATACCGGCGAATGGCTCTTGGTTGATGACGAAGAAGCCGATTGGGGTGATGACGAAGAAGAGTACGAAGACGAAGAAGAAGAGATTGTTTAATCCTTCTTTTTTTACAAGCGCGGTTTGCTCATAAGGCTTACCGCGCTTTTTCTTTGTATTTCAACTTACGCAAAGTTTCCTCAGATTTAGGTGGGCGTGGGACATCATCAGGTTTGGCTTTACCTCGCGCAGCTACAGACCACACAGGCATAGGGATTACGCCGATCCATGCAAGCACATAGACATCATTCATCTTAACCAGCGTTTTGCGAACATAGCCCACGGTAACCCCAATAGCTTGGGAGATTTGAGCCACAGTTAAACCACCGGGTACTGCCCATAACAAATTGCGGATTTTGTCGGGTATCTCCGTTGTCTTGTCTCCATCAACTACATTTTCTTTTGTGCTGAACCGATGGTGGTTAGCACATTCATAACGGCGGTGCATTTCATTGTGGGGTCTACCCCGAGTCTCCAGCACATCAGCCCATGCTTTGCATAGTGGACATTTCACTTTTTCAATCCTTGAATAAATACGGCAAAGCTATCCTGTGTTGATTTGCCAAATGCTGTAATTTCACCAATGCGTGATGCTGCTTCGTCTAATGCCGCATTCCAACCCATTTCGTATTGGGGGACATGGGTTAGGAATTTCTTAGGAAAAGCCTCGCGATACTTGATGTATTCCTGTTCAAAAGCTTCGCGTATTTCATCCGTCATGTATTCAACTTCTGTAAGGCAGCATCAATGTTGTTAACCAGCATTTCCATGTCAATTTCTGATGACCATGCAGTGTGGAAATAACTGTTTTCTAGACATTCGTTGACTTGCTTTGGTGTCAGACTTACCCATTTGCGCTGCTCCTGCGCTTGCTGTTCCACTTCAAATTTCTCAAACAACGCATCTCTGTCCGCAGCCATAGCCCTCTTAGCAGGAAAGCCGCCGCCTTGTCTACGCTCAATTTCATCAAACGCTTCATCTTCCGCTGTTTTCATAACAAACTCCATAAAAATGCAACTAATCCAATGCCAATAAAAAATAAAATGAAGATAACGAACGCTACAAAAAATAACGTAACCATCAAGTCTTCATCTTCTTCGTTCATGTTTGCGTTCCTTGTGCTTTCTTTTTGAGATACCACCTACGCGAATATTCCCGTTGACGGGCTTTACGAAACTCAATCAATGCCCGGTCAGCAAGCGGTGATGGTGGTGCTGACAACTGATTGATGTGATTGGTCAATTTGTTGACCTGTGCTTCTAGCAATGCAATACGGGCAAATACATTCCAATTCTTCATGTTAATTCCTTGTATTCAATTAAACGGCGCTTCAATCTTCCTATGCGCTCACTGTGATACTGAACCATGCTGGCTGCATAATCCAATGCTGTTTCTGCTTCCAACTGAGACCTAGAAGCTTCTTCCATTTCATTGGCGATTAACTCCACCATAGTCGGCGTTTTAAGCAGCTTTTTAACTAAGTAAATCATTCTGGATTTCTCTTAACTTAGCCATGTAATGAATGGCTTTGTCTGCATCATCATTGCTGCCATTTTTGCGGCCTTGTCGCATACTGTATTTAATGATATTGCCTTTGATAAACCCTAAAAATTCTTCGGGAGTCAAGATGTCTTTCATTACATGCCAAGGCTGCACTTTCATATCTTTATAGTGCGTTCCACCGACTTGGTATTCATCTGCATTCATTTGCACTCCTTTGTAAAAATAGACAGTGCAGTGCCGCATTTAGGCGTAAATTGGTGGTACTGATACAGGTAACCAGCAGCCATCATTACAAACACAAACCCAAGCATTGCAAAAAAATCCAAAACTATTTTCATAGCAATTCCTATTCTTTAACAAATACTCCATTTGCTAACAAAGTGCCTTTACGGTTCTTGATTACGTCATAGGCAATTTCCATGCAATTGACTAGATTTATGTCTTGCAAGGCGCAATACACAATCAAGCAAACCATCACATCACCCACACCGTCCTGAATGTCTTCTACGTTGTTTTTGATAGTGGCATCTGCCAGTTCCCCCATTTCAGAAACAGCCTTCAGTAGCTGAGTCTGAGGATTGCTATTCGGAATGATCTTCCGTGCCTCTGCCCATCTCACGATGTTTATCTCTACATCTGCATAAGTTGTCATTGGTACTCCAAAAAATTAAGGGAGGGGGATACTCGCTGCACTTGGCGGCAACTGCGAATTGATACCAAGCATCCGCTTTCTCCCCCAAAAATCAAAAGAAATCGTCTAGATCATCTACCTTGGTTTTACGGGTAGGCTGGCTACTCTGCCTTACTTGCTCCTGCTTCGGACGCACAGAGAGGCTGTAGAAGGGCGTACCAGCTTTGCTGGTCTTCTTCCATGCGCTTATCCAGTAATCCTGCCCATCTACGTTGATGGAGCCGTTGAGGTCTGGGTGCTTTTCCTCTTCTTTTTTGTCATTCTTGAAGAGGTTACCCCGATTGGTGTTGTCGTATTCCATTTACTTACTTTCTGTTGATTCAAGTTTTTCTTTATACGCTTTGATAGCAGAGCGTACCTTTGTGTCAGGTTTCAGTAATGCCCATACTGATAACCGAACTTCGTTGTCGGCAATGGATTCCCATTCGCCGTACATTCCCGCCAGATCGCCTTTGTCATGCAAGGCCCGAATAGAGTCTGTGATGTTGTCAATCAGGGATGTGTCTTGCTCAGGCAAGTCTTCGCCAGCGTAGATGTACAAGCCCAGACCATGCAGACTCAAAGCTTTAGTCATGCAGCGCATGATGGCTGTGTTAACAGCAAATGCGTCTGGGTTAGTGATGGGCTTGTTGCGGTGATCCATGACCGGCAACTGGCAGGTCATAGGTTTGCCAAACATGACAGCGGTCACCCAGACCATTGCCGTACCATTGATGTCGGTATAGCAACTATCTCCAAACATTTTGACTTCAAAAGTAGCGGCAGGATCGGCCTTCAATGCCTCAGCCCATGCCCATGCCCATGACAGGTAGGTTAGGCTGCCTTTTTTCTCAGTGTGTTCATTCACATTGAGTTTGAGTAATGTATTAACGTCCATTGATTAACTCCACTTGTCGTTTAGATTGTTCCGCTGCCCATTCAATTTCCCATTCAATGATTTCTTTTTGGTCTTCCAAATACAAATCTTGAAACGGGACAAAATGATTTTCTTTGCAGCAACTCCATTTGTCGCCTTTTTGCTCTAAGCAATAACAGCAAAACTCCACATCATGGAACTCCGCTTGATACTGTTCAAATACTGATTTCATTGCATTACTCCATTCGAGTGTTAATTTGCTCTTCGATGAACTGGATGGTGCTGTGGGGCAGGATGTCCCAAAACTCCACGCCAGCATGTTTAATGCTGACAATGGTGGCATAGGTGTTTTCTTTGGAATCCCACCAATCCACATCACATTCAATCTCAAAAGTAGCGCCTTCGTATACGAATTCTGTTTTCATAGCGTCACCTTCAGGGCTTCAGTAGGCTCTTTATATTCGTCATTTTCAGCAAAGCAGCAGACTGTTGCCTGTTTGCCATCGTCCATTGTGATGGTGAACGTGCGGGTAGAAAAGCTGCTGTGGTTGCGGATTTCTCCCATTTCTATCTTGATTACACGCTGTAAAGTAAGTTCCATTTTGCGTCCTTAGTGGTTGCTGCTCGATTGCAGTGAGACGGATATTAAACCAGCTTGTATGCTTTTTTTCTAGGGGTTTTCCCTAGTTTTTTTTCTGGTTTTTTGATGTAAGGTCACCGGATGACCCCTCAAACCATCGAAACTGAACTTGCTTACGAACTGCTCTGCCTAGCAGCGGAGCGTATTGAATCCCACATCAATTCGGAGGACTTGGACGCTGCGATAGTGGCATCCCTAGTGACTGCGATTGAGATAGCTACAGCCCGAAAGCTGAAACCCATTCACGAACTTTTTAAGGAGAAGCCATGAACCGTTTTGAAATTGAGCAGATAGCCTACCGTAGTGGGTTGATTGGCATGGATGAAAGTGAGTCGCAAAAGACTGCTTTCTGGTCAACTTTTGAGCTGAATCTTCAGCGGGAAATTGAGCAGGAAAAGGAAGACGCATACCGCAAAACGAACCGTTGGAACATCTGGGAAGATTGATGCACTACTACCAATTCAACATTGGTGACTACATGAGTCACACACGCAATTTGAGCCTATTGGAAGACCTGGCTTACAGGCGTTTATTGGATGAATACTACCTTCACGAACAGCCGTTGAACAGCGGTATAACGTCCGTTGCACGGCAGATAGGCATGCGTGAACATGAGGACATTGTTCAATACGTTTTGGTGTCTTTTTTTGCGCTGAAAGAAGATGGAAGTGGCTGGACGAATGCTCGTTGTGACCGTGAAATCGAGCAGTACAGGGCGCGTCTCTCCAATGCAAGCAAGGCAGGTAAGGCATCTGCTGAACGCCGGTTGAACGCCAGTTCAACAAAGGTTCAACTAAACAATAACCATAAAACAAGAAACAATAAGATACCCATTCAGGGTACTGTCGTACCCGATGGTGTGTCTCCCAAGGTATGGGAATCGTTTGTTGAAGCAAGAAAAGCGAAAAAAGCACCCATCACCGAACTGGTCATTGCTGACATCAAGAAACAGGCAGCACTTGCCGGGTGGACGTTGGATGCAGCTTTGACCGAGACTGTCATCAGGGGCTGGAGAAGTTTTAAAGCCGAATGGGTAACCAAGGCTCCTGTAACCACCAACAGATTGGCAGGTGCGATATGAAGGGTCACGATGGCATCATCAAAATGCGTATGCAGGGCTATAAGCCGTCTGCCATTTGGATTCTTGACTACCCTTGCTCAACAGCATGGGAAGAGTTTCAAGACGATCCTGTGGTTTGTGTTCACAATGACAACTTGAATACACTTGATTTGCGGTACACTGTGGGTCTGCTGGTTCACATCAGCAGCTATAGCGAAGAGAGGGCCAAAACCCTTTTTGAATTGTGTAAACGGCACTCAGCAATGAAGATTGTGGCATGTGCAAATAATTGGATTGATTGTTATGGCAGAGATTCTGAATGACAGCATTGATTTTCGTCTGTACCTACGGGAGACAGACGCGAAGACTAAGGTTAAGAATGCTTCCGACTACGTTGGAGTCATCAAGAGCCGACTACGGGAGAAGGTCAAGCAGCATGTGACCTACTTGCCATGGACGAAGACCAATGAAAACTTTGAGTTCCGCAAGGGTGAAGTTACCCTGTGGTCAGGACAGAATGGACATGGTAAGTCCCTGATGACCTCTCAGGTGGCTCTGAGCCTTATTGGACAAGGCGAGAAGGTCTGTGTAGCCAGCTTTGAGATGAAGCCCGCCACAACCCTACAGCGTATGGCCCGGATGTGGATTGGTTGTAATCCGTTTTCGGTGGAGTTCCAAGGGGAAGATGGGATAGATGCCCTTGACAGCCTGTATGACCAGTTTGGTGATTGGACTACCGGCAGCATGTGGTTGTATGACCAAATGGGAACTGCAGATGCCGCCACTGTGATTGGCATGGTGCGTTATTGCGCTAAGGAGTTGGGTATAACTCATGTTTTTGTGGATAACTTGGCAAAGTGCGTTAAGGGTGAAGATGACTATAACGGACAAAAGCAGTTTGTGGATGAATTGACCTCAGTGGCGCGGGATTACGACATGCACATTCACTTGGTTCACCACTTGAAGAAGCCAGCAAACGAGAATACAGTGCCTGATAAGCACGACAATAAGGGATCGGGGGCCATTACTGACCTAGTTGACAATGTGATGTTGGTCTGGCGCAACAAAGTCAAAGAGGATGCCATTAAAGAGCAGGGCGAATTTGCCAAGCAGAATGGTGACCCTGACCATTACCTGTTGTGCCGTAAGCAGCGGAACTACGAGGGGTCTGGTGAAGGTGAGCCTACTGTCCGACTGTGGTTTCACCGCGATGCCCAACAGTATGTTGCGGAGCCGCATGACCGGCCTTTGTTCTTTCCTAACTATCCGCATGTGGCATCGTGAGTGACCGTGATTACCTTGAACTAGCCAGAGCCAGAGAAATTTGGATAACATTTTGTTTGACAAAAGACAGGGAAAACATGATTAAGCTGGTCAATCGGTCTGTGGATCACTATGGCAGGGATGCTATACCCCGTATCAAAGCATACCTACGGCAATTTAAAGATGGGGAAATTCAATGAGACGAGCTGCAAGGGTAGACGTTAATCAAGCGGAAATTGTTGCTGCATTGCGAGATGCGGGAGCATTTGTCTGGATTATTGGTCTGCCTGTTGACTTGCTTGTTGGATACAAAAACCATACTTTGTTGATGGAAATCAAGGCATCGAACAAGAAAAAACTGACTGACTTGCAGAAAGATTTCTTTGAGCAATGGACTGGCGGTGCAGTCTGCCGCGTGGATAGTGTAGAGGCGGCATTACAAATATTGAGGGTATGTGATGGAACTTGAAGACCCATTTGTATATACAAAGCCTGAATGGTTGCAAGAACTCCAGCGGGAGAAGCGTAGGGCAGCAAGGGCTAAAAGACTCGGTAGGCCGGTGGGCAAGCATGGCGGCTACCGCAAGGGCGCAGGAAGAAAAAGAGAAAGACCATACGACAGTCAGGTCTACATCAACCATACCCGTATCCAGCATCAAATCTTGTTGGACATGGGCAATGGTGATTTGAGTGCCGGTGTACAGAAATTAATTGACGAAAACTTATAGGAAATGTATGAAATATAGAAAAAAGCCCGTGGTCATTGAGGCCGTGCAATGGTTCAAGATGGGCGACCACCCTTTAGTTCACAAACCCACAGCATCGGTGAATTTTGAATGGGAAAGGCGGCAGGGGCTTCCACAGGGGTCGATTGGAGAAATCCAAACTCTTGAAGGCTGGATGTTGGTAACCCCCGGCGACTACATCATCAAGGGCGTGAAGGGCGAACATTACCCTGTAAAAGCTGACATTTTTGAACTTACCTACGAACTTGTTGAGGAATAAACATGGAAATTGATCCAAACAAAGCCGTGGAATACCTGCGAGACAACGCCCCAAAGTACGCCGAGGCTAAGGCCAACCGTGTATTCATTGAGAACTACCTGCGCTCCATCAAGTCCAAACTGATGGGTAATGAAGAGGGAACTCTTGGGGCAAAAGAAGCCTATGCATATGCCCATGATGACTATGTGGAGCAGCTAAAAGGGCTAAGAGCAGCCACCGAAGAAGAAGAACGGCTCAAATTCATGTTGAAAGCTGCGGAACTGAGGGTAGAAATCTGGAAAACGCAGGAATACAGCAAACGGGCCGAACTTCGAAATATGTGATACAGTAACGCCGTTGTAGTCGCTCACAACAGTTGAAAGCCGTTACTCATGCATTGGCCCTCGGGGATTCTCGAGGGGAGCGACCCAGTGCAGCAGTAACGGCTTTTTTGTTTGCGATTCAACCGTCAGGGCGCGTTAGCTGATGGTCTGCATGGACTGAACCCAAGAAACACCGTACACCGTTACACCCCGGATGTCACGACCAGCGTTGGTTGACCGACTGGTAAAGGATTTGGGTAACTCAGGTGGACAACTAGGCCCAATCTATAAGTGAATCAACCCGTCCAACGCAGCTTGGTCATGTAAATAAAATGGCATTTTTTGAGCATAAGATAGACACATGCAAAGAATCTTTACATGATGGAGCAGGTTGATAAGTCCTCTTATCCACCCTAGGTAAACCTATGACTGAAATTTATAGGGACAAATCCCTGCTGAAGCTGGCACAAGACCAGTTTTGCCTTTTGAAAGTCCAAAATTTTTGTAGGGGAGGGTCTGCTTCTACGGTGGCGTGTCATCACAATTCCAGCAGGTCAGGCAAGGGAATGGGCATAAAAGCTAGTGATGCCTACACCGTATGGGGGTGCTTCTCTTGCCACCAGTGGCTGGATCAAGGGTCTGCCACAAAAGAAGAAAAAGAAACCGCCTTCCAAACCGCCCATACCCGCCAGATAGAAGAATGGCATAAAATCGCAACCAACATTGCTGCAAGACCTTGGAAGGTAGAAGCAGCCCGTAATGTCCTCAACCATCTGGGAATCAATCATGGATAAAGTAGCCGACTTCATTTTGACTCTGCTCCATGCAGCCACCAATACTCATATCCTGCACTGGCAAGCCACCCGCTACGGCGAACACATAGCCCTCGGCGAGTTCTACACCGGCCTACCCGAACTGGTAGACCAATTGACCGAAGCCTTGATGGGCCGTTATGAGATGGTTCCGACATTCCCGCTTTCATATCATGGCCCCAACCCTGACAGCTTGCAGGAACTGGTAACGCTGAAAGAGTATGTCCAGCAGGAACGACAAGGTCTTCCGCAAGATAGCGAAATCCAAAACCTCATTGACGAAATTGCACAGAGCATTGATTCCACAATCTACAAGTTGAAATTCTTAAAATAGTTTCACAAAACCAAACTCATTTCCTGAAAAGCAAAAAATAGGGTCTAAAAATTTTTGAGGGGGGGGGTCTTCCCCTACACGGGAAACATTGCGGTCAATTGCCACTTTTTTAGGCAACCCACCGATTGTTGGCACAAATCGTAATTCGTTCGGCGAACAAACTATCTTTTTTGCCATATCCCCCCCCGACTAAACCGAAAATCGATAAAACGCGCCACAATCGCACAGCGCCTATGCATGCAACATACCCCTACAAACGCGGGAAAACCCGCTCAAATGCCCGATAAATGCCCTTGAATGGGCTTTCCCTTTGCTGGCAAACGTAAGCATAGCCAAACCCCTATAAACCGCTCACAATGGGCGCAACTATTCCCGCCCGCTATGGGCAAAGCATAGGCGCACCGATCCATAGGCACGGGAAAACCGCACCATAGGCGCATAAACGCAAAACCCCGGACATGCCGGGGCTAATGTGAAAGCTTCGGTTTACCCGCGCCGGTAATGCACCGGGCGCTCATAGCGTCCCGTTTCGTCCCGATAAATCGAAACGTAATGTCCGTACCGGGTTTCGTCCGGATAAGTTAGGGATTCGGTTTGCCCGTAGGCAATGGGGCGCATGTCCCACATGTGCGCTATCCCTTCGGATTCGAGCGCTTCGGACAATGTCTCAAAACGGTTTTGCTTAGGTGTTTTCATGGTTTGCCCCTTAGATAGCCATCAATCGGATCACTTTCGCCATTTTTCGCCCGTGTGCTGGGTATGCGATCAAGGGAATCGATTTATCCCAGCATGCGCGACAGCCCGAGCATTGCCCATTGTGTGCATAAGCTTCGCAAAGCTTCGCGCCATCGGTAGGTGCAAAGCTTTCAGCATCGGGGCCGATTACCGAACCATGCAAACCCGGCGTGTAGCTACCATCAACCGAATCGGCAGAAAATCGCACCATCACGTTATCCAAACGCTGCATTGTCTCGAATACAGCCCGGAATTTTGGGAATTTGTGCATCCTAGTGGGCAGCCAATGCTTGCACCATGGGGTGCGAACCATTACATCAAGAATTTTCTCTGCCAGTGCCACCGAATAGACATCACCGGAATCGAACCATCGAAAATAGCGATCCGAATCTAGCTCTGCCACCATATCATCGGCCCATTCCAAACGTTGCCAATCCTCCCGATTGTGCAAACGTGGTGCTATGACATTGGGATAATTGTAATTTCCGGTAGTGGCATAACAGCCCCGGCATGCGTCAACTAAAACGCCGGGTTCAGCCCATGATCCGGGGCAAGTATCGATTGCCTGTAATGACCATGAGCGCGCGTCAAGCTTAGAAGTGTTTGAAATTTTTACCATGATCACGCCCCTACTTTATGCAAGCAAACCGATAGATCCTGCAATAAAACATGATCCATGGGGCGCGTATTCCCTGCTAGATAGCGCTGCACTACATCAAAGTATTCGTTTCGCATGATCAATTTCATGCCAATGCATTTCAATAATGCCTTTTCGTTATATGTTTCACCTAAAGCAATTTGAGAAAGAATTTTCGACAATTTCATGATTAAATCCTATTGAATTACATTAATTTGGATAAGAGAAAAGAATTACATATTATAAAAATACACAATAAAAGGGAAAAATAAAACAAACGCTATTGCAAAGCATTTAGAAAAGAAAATAATGGTTTTCATGCTGTGGCCTCATTAGCGGACAATGCGAACTGAAGCGCGTCAATCAATGCATGAGCTTGGTCACGGGTAAGAGTAGCGCGGGCGGATCCTCCGCTAATCATCACGGAAAGATAAACCCCATCATCCCATTGATCCGTGTAGATCGCAGCATCGTCGTTGCATTCGGTGCGGGTTTGATAGTCAATTGTTGCTGGCATGTTGATCCTTTTAGGTTGATAAGTAAGAGCAAATTGTTTGCCCTTAGCCATATTTTCGGCGCTTTGATCATAAAAAAACATAGGTGAAAACCCTTAGAAAGCACTGATCCTTTATCCAGTGCATTTGATATAAATCAATCAAGTAGATTTAAGGTGACGCACCGAATAGGGGCAATTGGGACATGTATTCCAGTGGCTGAATGAAAAGAAAAACAAAGGAAACCCTGTGCCTTTGTGTGCTCTAACTGTAGGGAATGAGACACTGACTCTATAGGGAGAACAAGGGTTTTCCAGCGGCTGACGTGCGTTTGACTAGCGGCCAAACTGGAACAAACAAACATTCCCAAGCCCCGAAAGTGATCGGGCCCCTATCCTCACCCCATTTCCATCCCCCCCCATCCAACGCAACAACCCCCCCCCACGCTAGGGATGGAGGAGGGGGGTACCCCTGCTGCAGGGTGGTAATAGGGGGGCCCGATCACCCATCCCCAAAATTTCTACAAAAACTTTTTCCCCAACAACTAGTGCAATTGCTGTTTCTGGTATAAAATTTTTCGCATAGAACTTTTATAGGAGTTGTTATGAAATGGACTCTTGCTCATCCTCTGTCGGATGCTGCTGACATTGTTTGGATGGCTGACACCTTCTTCGGGACAGAAGCAGATGGAGTCCTGAAGCGGGACAAGGGGGTGTTTACCAAGAACGTCACCATTGCTGCTACTGTCCAACTGTTTGACAAACGTAGGGAGTTTCTAGCAGTCTGTAGAACGGACGATGAACGCCTGTTGGGGTTCTGTTGGTTTGACCGAGGTGGGTATACTACCTATGCGAATGAAGAGATTTCTAACGCCAAGTTCCACCATGTTGATTTAACCCTACCAGCTAAGACTAGGGTAAAGTTAATACACCAAATGATTGACCAGCATATACTGTGGGCCAATATGTGCGGGATACCGGTTATCTGTTCGACTAGTATCCGTGCTGAAAACGAAGGGTTTATGAAGATCCACAAACAACGTGGGTTTGTAGTAAATGGCTCGTATGCTTGGATTCGTACTGACGAGGGTATGTCATGCTTGATGAAGTAAACACTGCTAATAAGCGGGTTAATGCCGCTCAGAAGAAAGCCATGAAGTTGGCTACGGGACAGATTATCCCTGAAGTAAAACCCAACCTTGGTGGCAGACCTAAATCTGTTGTGAACCGGGTTACCGAATATGGCGCTTTGTTCAACAAACTGAATGATGAACGGGTAGCCAAAGGTCTATCCCCACTGAAGACGGCTATGGAAGTCCTTATTGATGCTATGCAGTCCGATGAGATGGACATCAAGGACAAGGCTCGAATTGCTGATAAACTGGCCCCGTTCGAGTCTAGCCGCGCTCCCATCATTTCGATTGAGCATGTGCAGAACATCAGTAAGGATGAGGAAGTATCTGCTGATGAGGCGTTGGATGACTTCCTGACAGCAATCCGCAAAGTATGAAACACGATAAGCCAATCGCTCATAAGACTACCGGCAAGGGTAAGACATACAACCCTACCGATAAAGGCGCTGGAATGACCGCCAAAGGCCGTGCGGCATACAATGCTAAGAACGGTAGTAACCTAAAAGCGCCCGCACCGAATCCGAAGACCAAAAAAGACGCTGGACGCAAAGCTTCTTTTTGTGCGCGGATGGAGGGAGTTGTTAAACATGCCAAAGGGCCAGCAGAACGCGCTAAGGCATCCTTGAAGAACTGGAAGTGTTGATGAAACCCGGACTTTATGCCAACATCCATAAAAAGCAGGAACGAATTAAACGCGAAAAAGCAGAAGGTGAGCCCGTAGAGAAAATGCGGAAACCCGGCTCCAAGGGTGCGCCTACTGCCAAGTCGTTTAAAGAATCTGCCAAGACCGCCAAAAAGTAAGTAAAATTAAATAAGGAACCTATATGCCATTGAAAAAAGGTACGTCACCTAAAACGATGTCTAAAAACATCAAGACGGAAATGAAAGCTGGCAAGCCACAAGATCAAGCTGTGGCTATTGCTTATTCCATGAAACGTGAATCTGAAGAGAAACGCAACCCGAAAGGCAAGAAATGACCACTAACTTCCAATTCGCCCAAGCGCCTAACCGCAAAGGCAACATCTCCACCAACCCCGTAGATGGCAACAGCGGCGTTACAGCCATTACTGGAGCCAAGCACGGCGTTGCTACTCCCAAAGGTAGCCAAGGCGCTCCCTCTTATTCCCGTCAAACTGAAAACCAAAATGCTGGTGTGACTTCTGGTCGCAAGCAAAAGGTTATGGTCAGCACCCACGCTGATTACTGTGGAACCATCAAAAACGATGGCTACATGGATAAGTCTGTTAAAAACTACTTGGGGTAATCTATGTCTGGATACGGCAAAATCATTTCTGGCGGTGCGCGTATGACCAAGGGTCTTACCAAAGGCATCAACGACAAACTGGAAGAGTATGCAGAGAGCCACAAAGACAAGGCTGTTCTGGCTAATTCTGTCCGCAATGCGTTTAACCAAAAACCCTTGTCTGACCCACATTTGAATAACATCAATGTGAAGGCAAACCCCAAGTTCACCACTCCGAAACTACCCGCAAAAATTTGAAAGGTATAGCATGGCATATGACATTGAGGCACTGAAAGCAGACCTGCCTACTGCAAAAGACCTAGCGCAATTTGTCTACGACAAGACGCAAATTTCGCTAGACTTTGTTGGCAAGCCAAAAGAAGACCAATACCAAGTCGCTAAAAATGCGCTGGAAGGGAAGAAGATCCCGTCTGATTACATGACGGATCTGAACCCCTACTTGGATAAAAAGGAGCTGATTCCTGAAGACGAAATAAAAGCAGTCCCGCCACGGTCTGCCGATTTGCCGCCTGAAGATTCCCGTGTCCACTTCTTTGGCGCTACCAACATGCCCCACCCGACAGACCCACAGTCTGACCGGAAGGTGCAAATTAACTTCCGCAAGTACGACAATGGCGTGGTGACCTTTCAGGTGATGGGGCCATTGGAGAAGATGGCTATTGGCAAACGTATCAACAAGTTTGGTCAAGAGCAGCCTGAGAAATATAGCTGGCTTGACCCTCGTACTGCCGAGACATTGATGCGCCGTGCTGATGGCACTTATACCGAACAAGGCCGTAAGCTGTATGCGTATTGCAGCGGCGAAAAAGGCGGCGGTATCTGGCCTTTGATTGACCGTGATCTGACCAACTTCACTCAGAAAAACGTCACTGATCCGTGGGCCTAATGGAAGAGCCTACAAACCTCTTTCGCCTAAAGCTACCGGCTCAAGCTGAGGTTTGTGCGCGTAAGGCTCTTGAGCGGCTTCAAAAGGATTTGCAACACGAACATCTCCTTAGCCCTCAAGATGTTTACTACCTAGCCTCTGCCGCTCAGATCCTGTTGGACATACGCGACTTGTATGGCAAAAAGTGAATCCAGTGATTACATCCAACCCATCTACAAAGAACGGGCGCTCAAACATCTAATTAAGCTGGCAGGAGGCAAGAGTGCTATCAAGCATTTGTCTGACGAACAGTTAAAGAAGATGCGGGCGGCAAGGGAAGTAGTTGCTAAGGACATGCAATTCAATGCCTTGAAATGGTTCAGACCGTTTAAGTATCAGGAAGAATTCTTTGCCACAGGCGCAACCCATGCTCGCAGGGGAATGATTGCAGCTAACCGTGCCGGTAAGACCATTGCATCAACCTATGAGACGGCCTACCATCTGACCGGCAGATACCCAAAGAACTGGAAAGGCATGAAATGGGACAAACCCATTATTGCTATGGCATCAGGCGAATCATGGGAGCAGGTATCCAAGACCTTGCAAAACAAACTGCTTGGATGTGATGACATCAAGCAATCGTACAAACTAGTAACAGGCTCAATCCCACGGGAATGCATTGACGAAACGTCCATGCGTACCGATGGCG